GTAAATGTGGTAAAAGAGGCTCTACCGCCTCAATTGGCGTTTGGTAATAGTCTCTGGGCTTTCTTTCAAAATTACTTCTCTTGCCCACTATTCCACCACATGGCTAAAATTCCTAACCTTCTCAAATTTAATTGTGCTTCTAAACTTATCCACCAGCACATCCTGTTTGTGACTGATAACAAAAATGTTCTCATCAGAGAGCGTGTTGAGAATTTTCAGAAACTCATCTGTACCTGTACTATCTAGGGAACTATCAAAAATCTCATCCAGCATTAGTAGATTAGTGTTGGTGCTGTTCTTCATCTTTGCAACAGCTCTCCATGTAAACAGAAGTGCCAAATCAATACGCATCTTCTCACCTTCACTGAACGAATCATAAGTAAACTCATCACGATATCTTGACTTGATGGTTTCCTCAAAACTTTCGTTCAGAGTAAAGTTCACATAAAACTCCATAGAAATTAGATAGGTATTAATCAACTTATTCATGATAGGAAGATACTGTTTGATAATCTTGGTCTTGATGCCAGTATCTTGTAACATACTTCTTGCAGCTTCAAAATAAGTTAAATCTTCACGGAGTTTTAATTTGTGGTTTTCTATAGTAGACAGCTCCTTTTTTAGACCTTTCAATTTCTTATAGTCAGATTTACTTACATCACCAGTTTTAAATTGAGCAATCTCGGTTTGCAGTGTAGAATTAAATTTTTCAAGTTGCACAACAGAACTGTTATATTTTGCAATCTGTACTTCATTCTCTCTAATTTCATCTGCAATATTTGAAATCTCTTTTTGTCTCTTTTTTACCTTCTTTAATTCCGTTTCAAGTCTTTGCAGAGCATCTGAAAGTTTCATTACATCTTCCTGCTTATCAGATATCATTTCCTTTTTAAAAATTTCATCTATATGTTGCTGACAAGTAGGACAATCATCATTATTCTCAAAGAAATCAACTGTTTGAGAATGTGCTTTATGTTTTTCTACTAAAGTAGACTTTATATCTTTAAATTTAGTATAGTTCTCTTTAATTTTCTCGTTATCAGAAATTTGGCTTAATAGGATATTATTCTCCTGTTGAATTTTATAGATACTGGACTTTCTCGAAATAATCTCCTCTTCATTATCACTAATAAGTTTAGTCTTCTCTTTAATCAGTTTATCCTTATTCTTCTTTACATCATTAATATACTTTTCCTGTAGTACAATCTTCTCGGTAGTAAGTTCCTTTTGATAATCAATATCACGCATGTTTTCTGATATATTCTTAATTTTTATCTTCAACAACATATTCATCAATGAGAAGATTTGAATATCAAGAATCTCCTCAACCACCTCTCTTCGATGACGAGCTTTCAACTGCATGAATGGAATGAAGGTAGATGAACCTAAAATCACAACCTGAGTGAAGCTTCGATAATTCAATTTAAGAATTTGTTGTTCAAGATACCTCTGATAATCTCTTGCATTTGCGTCCTGATTATACATCTTTCCATTGATGTATATCTCAAAGATGTTTGGTTTGATACCACGAACCACCTTGATTTTCTTTGTGCCAATTTTAAAATCTACCTCTACAATACAACCAGCATTATTCACAGAGTTTAGTAACTGTGGTTTATTAATTCCACGAAATGGCTTACCAAATAAGCCAAAACATAAAGCATCAAGAACAGTTGACTTACCCGCACCATTTTCTCCAATAATTAGTGTAGTGGGGTTTCGGTTTAGTTGTATCTCTATAAATTGATTGCCGGTAGAAAGAAAGTTCTTCCAGCGAACATACTTAAACTCAATCAAAGTTCCAAATCCTGTGCTTCACTATAAAGTGCTTTCATGGTATTTTTGAGTCTGGTTTTATCCAACACCACATCCAGTTCATCAACATATCTCTCAAGCAAAGTCATGGTATCTTCTGTATTTTCTACAATATCGTCCGATACATTAATTGCATCCAAATCTGAAAAATCTTCAATAATCTTTACATCATGTGCATCAGTATCAAGAAGTCTATCAACGAACTTATCGAAACCATACAAATCTTTCTTGTTGATAACAATCAGTTTAACGTATTGCTCTCTGTATTGTGTGACATCATGGCTACTATAATCTTCCTTTGTATCATCATAATATATCTTCTTAAAAAATGTATAAGGATTTACAATACGTTCAAGCTCTCTCGTATCCGTATCAAAAATGTGAAATCCTTTTGGTGAACCATAATCTGCCCAAGTCATTTCATACGGAGAACCAAGATAGTAAATCTGGCCGTCGTCTGACTTGTGATGAAAATGCCCACTTAGAACAGTATCAAATCTTCTAAAGAGTTCCCTGTCATAACCTACTTGTGAAAAGTTTCCACTATACATTTGGAAACCATTTATTTCTAAATGGCCTATAAGAATATCAGTATTTGCTGTGTTTAAAAATTCTACAGCATTACCATAGTTATTCGTATTAATCCATGGCATGAATGAAATAGGAGTATCATTAAATTTTATGACTTGTGGCTCAGTATAAATCCACATTCTATCCCTACCGACAAGTTCATCCATCGAATTAATTTCACTGGTGTTCTTGTAATAGGTGTCATGGTTACCAATAATAATGTGTAAATCTATTCCTAGTCTCTGAAACTCAGCAATAAAACGCTTACGAAAATCACTTGCAATACGATAACTTATATACTTACGACGATCAACAACATCACCCAGATGAATACATGTTGTAATCCCTCTTTCTACTAATGTAGGAAAGAAAATATTTTCGTAAAACTTGAAAAAATATTCGTTAAAATTTAAGTTGTCATTTCTAGCTCCGAAATGACTGTCTGATATTAACGCTATCTTCATTTATGTTTCTTCTTCCATAAATGTCTCAAGGCCTTTTGCTTCAGGTGTTGGCGATTTCTTTTTTGGTTTATATACATCTTCTTCTGGAAGCATTATATTTGGGTCAAATCCTGTAACAGAGTATGATGCGGCAGAATCACCATCCATTGTTGTCCAAGATTCAAACTGTAAATTTTCTATTATCTTATTTTTAACATGAGTTTGTTTTTTCTCTTTTGCAATCCTTCTAAGAAAAGCATAATAGATAATTTGAGTGAAATAAGCAAAGGGATTTTTTGATTTTTCTGAATTAAAGTTTGCGACATACTGTAAACAATTTTCAATACCATCAGATATCATATCATCTCTATAAGTATAATTAATAAAATTGGGCCGGAAAGAAAGATGTGTTGCAATCTTTAGAAAACACTCCCCAATATAATTAGTCACTGGAGGTTGTTCTTCGCCAGTTTCTTCTGCGAATTTACATGATTTTTTAAACTCAATCATAGCTTCAAGAAATTTCTTATTATCAACATAATGTACGCCTTTGGATTTCTTTTTCATCATCGCTCCTTATACAATTAACCCCCATTATATACCATAATAATAATAATGTCAAGTACAAAAAGTAATTGACAAACCAAAAAAATGTATATAAATAGAATGTGTAGTTTCTTTAATGAATGGTATCATCACTGGATAATATTTCATTTAACAATTCAATATCATCAATGTCGCCATCATCATCTTCATCCATATCCATAGGCCTACTTTTCTCTAAACGCTTTATTTCTTTTATCACATGGTCATAATATCGACACAATCCTTCTGAAGCTTCAGCAACTAATAAAACATGATTAGTTTTTATATGAAATAAAGATTGTTTTGTATACGAACCGATCCAACGACTAAGATTTAGAGAATCTATAGCCCCGTTGTTAGTTATTTGTGTCCGAACTTCCATTTTAAGAGGATAATTCAACTGATATTCATCATTAACGATTTCATTACCTAATTGACAAACAATTTCCTCTCCATTAGTAAGTTTTATAATCTTATGTGGCGTCGGGGTATTCATTTTAGGTTTACCTTACTAATTGGTTGTCTCCTTATCCTTATATTTATGATATTCTATAAAGGGAGATGTAAAAGTCTTCTTTTTATAATTATTTAAGATTTACCTTACTAATTTCGTAGTTAAACTGTTGCTCATTGTATATGTTAATTCGTTCCATAAAGTGAGTAAGTGTAAAATTGCGTGTTTTTTTGTAAGGTATGTCATCAGCTATATCAAAAACTAAAATGGAATTCTTAGTGTCGCTAATACGCAATCCTCTTCCAATGGATTGCAATACTCTAATTCTAGATTTTGAAGGCGAAGCGAACACGATGTTATTGATATTCCTAATATTAATACCAGTAGAAAAGGTGCCATAACTCGCAATAATGATTGAGTTCTTTTCATTTTCTACAATGCCTCTAATATCTTCTCTTATATCTGTATTTGTTTTTCCATAAACAAAAAAAACTTTGCGGTCCTTTACTGTATCTTTCACTTGACCATATAATATTTGACCATGTTTCTCTACTAGTTGAAATAAGCAAAGAGTATTTCCATCTATATGTAATAACAAATTACTTATAAAATTATTTCTCTTTTCATTTCCAGCAATATACTGTAGTTCTTCTGCATACAACATTCTTTTTTTTATATTTGAATGTTTTAAAACTATACATTTGATATTCAGGTTGGCCAGAATTTCTTCTTTCATCAATTTTTTTGTTGTTGTTATATTTTCAACTGCACCAAACAACCCCTCTAATACAAGTTGATGCGTCTGAGTACCATCCAGCGTCCCTGTAAGTCCAAACCTGTACTTACATTGATGTAACTTAGTCATTATACCTGTAAGAGACTTTGCTTTGAATAGGTGAGCTTCATCTCCAATCACACAACCAAACTGTTCAAAATATTTTTTCGGCATTTTATAAATGGACTGCCATGTTGATATAACAACATCTTTAGTAACCTTTCTATCATGTCCTTGATATATTCTTTGACAGTATGTACCAGAACTCCAACCATAATCTTCAAAGTCAGTATACATTTGTTCCACAAGAGAAGTGGTGGGAACAAGTATCAAAGTTTTTATCCCCATCATATGATAGTAACGAACTAAAGAATATATTATCAGAGACTTCCCGCTAGCAGTAGGAGAAACAAAAAGGCCACGATTTCGGGAAAGGGCGTAGTGGACAGCATTAATCTGGTAATTGCGAACTTTAAGGGACTTCCCTTTAGACTTTGGTTTAAGGGATTTAACAAATCCTTCAACCACCTGTTTATTGATTTCCCGTTCATCTTCGACATCTTCTTCTATTATGTAGTCAATCTTATTTCTATCACAAAAATTCTTTATGTATGGCAGCAACCCAACATATATTTCACCAGTGCCTGGACTGAATAAACGTATCTTGCCATCCCATATACGATTTCGAACTGCGGGCATAAATCGAGCGCCGGGAACTTCGAAAGTGAAATATTCAGATAGTTCTTGCCCTTGAGATGGCGAAAAATCAGATAGTTTTAAATATACCTCATTTTTCTTTGAGATGTTCATTAAAACCAAATGCTCTCTCATTATATCATACCAGCCTCAAACTTTTTCCAATCTTGTGCATGACGAATATCCCACCCACGATTGTCAATTGACTTAACAACACCTTCAATATATTTTATAATAAGTTCATAGTAAGCTATTTTATTTTGTAATTCTAATATTTCATCATCAGATTGTATATACATTTGAAGGTCATTTTTTAAAACCTTTATATCAAAAGGTCGAGCTGCATATACTTTGGCATCTGATTTACCACCATAATACTCCCATTTTTCACGGTACAATTTTTGATGTTCAGACCTTCTCATAATGAGGAGCTGTTCAAAATTGGTTTTATATTCCAACCATTTTGGTTTTATGATTTGATTTTTAAATGATTCTTGTTCCATATGTTCATGGTTAAGAATAGGTAAATCTTTTTTTGCTTCTTCTTTCAAGTCTTCCAAATTCATAATATATCTTTCAAAAATGAGCAGAGTTTGATCTTCTCTCTCTTTATATATTAACTCTTATAAGAGTCTTATATTTGATATTCTGTTAAAGTATATCGCATCTGCTCAAACATATTTATAATGTATTAATTTCATATAATTGATATGAGAATTCAGCTGATGCAGTCAGATAATCTACATCTGTTGCTGCCTGTGTGAAATCTAATGCACTTAAAGATATGGGAAATATGTTCAGAAAATTCACTTCTACAATAGGATTGTTCTTATTGGAAAGTATCATAAGAAACGCATCCGAATACATTGACCTATCTGGGATTGCCTGACCAATTACATCTGTTGCTGTCTCTGTTCTACTAGCAGCTGGAGTATTTGAAGTTGTGTCTCTAAATGTAGAAAATTGTGACCTAGATTGCGGGAAACTAATTCCTGTCATCCAGTTATGTAACGAAATATAATTTTCTAGATATTCATCTACAATAAAAGATAATGAAAGATTTTCAAATGTTGCTTTTTCACCCATAATAGGAATATCTTTAAATGGAGTCGCCATAGCACTAGTATCAACACTAATGCCGGGAAGATTTGCGCTAACCGTATTAAATTCTACTTTTGGTAATTGATGAATACCAAAACGAAATTGAGTTGGACTTGCGTAATCTAATTGTTCAGGTTGTCTTGCAATAGGGGATTGTGCTGTTGTCATATTACTATTTATATAATAGGAGTAACGACATCCTCACATACAAACCATTTTTCATTTGGTCAAAATATTTAGCTCTAGGGTCATCGTCAAACCATTTTGGGATTTCTTCATTTCTAGGGAATGGATGCATTANAATACAATTATCTGGCATTTCTTTCACATGTTCCTTTGTCAATTGATATGAACCCGTACTTCCTCTTTCTTTTTGAACTCTCGTCAAATAATAAACATCNGATTTTGGTANCTTATCAAAATNATAAGTTTCACAATAATTTATTTCACACCTCTTTTCTAAAGCTTTAGAAAGAGAATGCACAGTTCTACCATTAACTATATCACCTACGAATGTAATTGTCAAGTCCCTTATTCTGTCAAAGTTTTCACGAATGGTATACAAATCTAACAAAGTCTGTGTAGGATGNTCCCCCCTGCCATCACCAGCATTAATAATTGGAACCTCACTAACTTCTGCGGCTATCTTAGCATCACCTGCATTTTGTGACCTCAATACGATTATATCACTATAACACCCCATAGTCCGAATTGTGTCCTGCAAATTTTCTCCCTTGGACACACTACTATAATTAATCTCATTGATAGATAAAACTTCACCGCCAAGTTTTAACATGGCGGTGTGAAAAGAAGAACTGGTACGAGTAGATGGCTCGTAAAATAAATTGGTAAGTATCTTATTTTTTAATGATTTTTTATATGTATAAGAATTGCTTTTTATATCACTAACACGATTAAATAAAACTTCTCTATCCTCAAAACTTAAATCTTCGACAGATATTAAATGTTTTATCATACTAATATATTTATATACTATGAATACCTATAACAATACCTACACTAACAAATAATCCCAACATCATTTTAAGAAAATCTTTTCCAACAATTGGAAATACATGCTTTAGTTTATATGCTCCTTTACTAATCGTTGCGATTGCAAATTCTCGTCCACACAATAGACCTACAAATACCCATGTTGTTGACATTGGTATATCATTATACTGTTTGAAGTATAATAGAATAAACGCATAAACTAAATCAATAATTGTAGCAGAACGTACATAACGAGTGTGTTGTTTATCCAAAACAATTTCTTGAATCTTACCACCCCTTTCCCAAAAAATCCAAGCTAACAAAACAGTAAACAAAACAGATGTAAATAACATCCACCCTATAGATAACTGTCTCGGAAGATATACAGCAATATTTGCAAGGTCGTGAGACAACCAAGTATACCAAAGAAATCCTGTACTACACCACTGGGCGATTCTCCATTTTATTTTATTCTTTTGTTTTACCGGGTCTTTTTTTTCATTAACCAAACGTGCAACAACAAGCCATATTCCATATGCAATTACTGCAGCAAGTGTATAGCCCATAATAGATTTTATCAACATTTTTTCCAGTACAAATGTACTTGCAAATGCACTTAATACGAGGAATGAAGTTGATACTGGTACACCTACTCTAGTTAACAACAACAATGCAGCTGGTGCCGCAGCATGATACCATTGTATCTCTTGATATGGTATCTTGTTTAATCTACCAAATGATATATCACCACTATTCGAAATCCACCCATACCATAAAGTAAAAAGGAGAACTGACGATGCAGCTCCCCACAGATAATACCATTTAAATTTTTCTGAATTTGATGCAATAAAAGTTCCAAGAGTTTGAACACTATCATTTGCAATAACTGAATACGAAGCAAGAAGAAACCCGACAACCGTATACAGCATTAACAAATCCATAATCAGTCCTCTGTTCTATATTTATTCATTTTATAACAGGGACAAAAAAGAGGGTGCTGAAAACAGCACCCTCAAGTTTTACTCTATTTCTTGATTTTACATCAAGTTAACGACTTGTACTCTACGATACCAAGCATTAGTGTTTGCATCCAGAGATGCGTCGGTGTTAACCGTATCACCAGCAGCAACCGCACCAGCAGCAGCAAAAGGATTAGCAGCAAGACCATAACGAGTCTTGAAACCGATCTTGGGCTGGAAGGTGTTTTCACCAACTGCACGAACCATTTGTAGTGGCACGTATGGGCAATAGAAGAACCCTGCGTCATAAGGAGAAGTACCCTTATAACCGCAGATGTAATACTGTTTTGCCACAACATTTGCCGCATATGGATCAACGTATACCTTAAAGCGACCATTCATTACACCAGCAAATGTGGTGGTTGTGTCGTCAACATTAAGGTTATTACTAAGAGCAGGAGTATAATCCAACACACCGGCCATCTGAAGTGCAGAAGCAACATCAGCTGAACAGATGAGTAGATTACCCTTACCCCGGCGAGTCTGTTGACCAACCGCATTGGCGTCACGTTCAATAGCGAACATTAGACCTTTGAACTTCTCAACACTCCAACGTCCGTTTGAGTCGGTGTCTAGATCAAAAATACCAGCATTTGATGTATTAATCTGAGCACCAGCAACAGCGGTGATGTACAGAGAACGAACAACTTCACGGTTGATTTCTGCAAGAATTTCAGAACTCAGAATATTCGAAAGTTCTGTCTCTGCGTCTAAACCATGAATTGCCTTTAAGTCCTGAGCAAGTTCCATAGTATACTCAGCCTTGAGGGCGCGAGTAACCGCCGTAACGGTTGACTTCTCGATTGAGAAAGCCATCTCGGCAAAAGCATTAGNAGAACTATCACCCAAAGCCTCACCCTGAGCAGTAGTCATACCTGTTGGTGACAAATAAGTACCAGGCGAACNATCATTCAGAATTGCTGGATTACTACCTGTCATAGCGGAAGAAGTCAAGTNACCAGCAGCGTCATCGTTAGCAATACCAGAATCTGCTTCGTCAACCAAAGCCTCAGCACCATCCATAGAAGTGTATACGGAGCGCATTGCAAAGATTAGTCCTGTCGGACCTGTCATTGGCTGAACGCCGCAGACATCATACGCAATTAGGTTTGGCATGGCACGCCGAACTAGGGAAATAAGAATTGGGTCCCAAGTATCGAACTGTCCACCAGTACTTACGGNAGGAGCTGTCTCTGAAAGAAANCCACGATCTTCTTTCATAGCCTTTTCTTGGTTCTCCAAGATAAGAGTGGTAACTGCCCGCTTATAAGAATCCTCAATCTTAGGAAGATCAGGGTGTTCTAGGACTGGCTGCCACTTTTCTTGTAGATGTTCTG